AATTTCCGTCATATAAAAACGTCTAATCCATTTTTTTTCAAAATCTTTTCTCTTACTTTCATCAAAGAAAGGATAATCAAAATCAAACAAATGTGGTTGACCAACTTCAATTCTTTTACTTATTGGAGGTTGCGGTCTTTCATAAATTGTGAAGTTGTCTATGTATCTTCTTAATTCAATACTATACATTGCCATTTTCTTCACCTCCAACTAGAGGAAATCCGTCATTCTCCATATATAATTGAAGAATATCTGTTCTCATTTTAACATTTAATCCTTCTAATTCAGGATACAATTGTACAATTCTGTCTCTTGCTTCTAACCTAGCCTTTAACATGATATTTTCTGATGCTTTTTCTTTTTCATCACCAGAAGTTGCTTCCGCACTTGTCAATCTTTCTTTTTTATCGATACTAACATTTCGTATTCCTAAGTATGTAAGAAATTCAGACCAATATGCGTTCTTTTGGTCATTCATTTTATCAACAACGAAAGGTGCATCTGTTTTAAATACCTTAATAGAGTTAGGGTCAAAATGCTTATTAGCAACAATAACAGGTGCATTTCCCTCATATTGATTATAAACATTCATAAGAGAAAACTTATTCGTATCTTCCGCTGTAATTAAAACAGGGGTCTTTTGAGCGTTTAAATTGATGTCAATAATCTCCATTACATTTGCTAACTTTTTAGCAAACATGATAACGGAATCCATTGTGGGAATATGCAAATCATTATTCCATATTACAACACCCGTTTTTTCTCTATTGATTAAATCAAGTTTATCACCAAAATTATAGATATCAAATTTCTTACCTGTATAATCAGGCGTAGCCGTTTCGAATTTAGTTGGTTGTAAATAACGGTTAATATGCGTTCCCGCTGTGCCATTTACTGCCATGTATCCTAATTCTTTATCATTATAAAATCCTACATATCCATGAGTATGCAACATCATTTCTAAATAACGAGGGTCAACTGTTTCGGGAAGATTTTCCCATTCAAATAATTGAAACGTTAATTGCGATAGATACTTTGCATAATGCCAATAATAAAAATTACCAACATCCTTTTGTATCATATTAGGATTCATATACATACTTATTTGATTAAACATTATATCACCTCATTACTTAAATTATAGTTACCGATATCATCTGTATGCCATAGTGTAATACCTCTATCAAACACCGCTTTTATTTCATTTAAATCTTCTGTGTTAAAATTACCAACAATATTACAATCCTTTGTTTCAACATAATTCCAACTTTGTCTCGTATGGAAATTAGGGGTTTTTACTTCATTCTTTTTATAACCAAACATTTTAAAGAAATCTTCCAATTTCTTTTGGTATTCAGATTTAATTTGTTTCTTGATAATAAATACACCATTAAAACCATTACCAACATCATAACTCGTATTCGTTCCCATTTTGTTAATCTGTGGGGGGATGTTTTGAATGTCAGAAATCTTGGCCTCAATTCCTTGTAATTGTAAGACAGTGCTTCCAACACCTTTTACTGTTGAAACACCTGCACTTGCTGTACCTAAAATTCTACCACTTGGTGTATTTCCGCCTATAGCTGATCCTATCCCACTTAAAGCATTTTGACCTAATCCAGCATACCCATTCAACATAATTTGGTCTTTTTGATTGATTAAAGTATTCTTATTTGCTTGAATATAGGATGCTATCATTTCCGTAATAATTGTTACATCATTAGGGTTGATATTTTGTAAACCCCATTCATCAACTAAATAGGTTTTCATAGAGTTAGATGAATTAATATTATAATTATCTAAACTATACATAATCTTATTACTAGTGCCTAGTGAACCTTTTGCCACAATCGTAATATCAGAACTATTGATGTATTCGTTTTTATAATCTCTTCTATTACCTTGCATATCATCTATAGTAAGCACAGTATATGGATACATCATGAGTTTACTTTCTTTTACACTTCTATACCCATCATACTTATTACCTAAGTTTGCGGTTTTCACAACGAATTGAGGAGCGTTACTCACATAAACCATTTTTACACCTTCGCCAGCATCAGCATGCTCTAAAATCTGGTCGGGATTATCGAAAACAATCTCTATAGAATCTCCTTCTGTAACCTGGCTAGATAATCCAGTTTGTTCCGTAATAAACATGGTGGCTATATTGTTTGTGAAATCAGTGTCTTTATAAAGACCTGCTAGTGTGTCAATTAAAGTGGACATTCTACTTCTCGTTCCTTGTACTGTAGCCCATACGACTTGGTCTTTATCAACAAAAGGAACAATATAATAACTAAAAGGTTGTCCAACGCCAACAATACTAGGTAATACCTTTCCTTTATTTGTTCCGTGCACCGCTCTTTTCGTAGCAATAACAAGGAAACGGACACCGCTATTGGGTATATAATGAGAAACATTTACATTTTCATATTCTGTTCCATAGTTTAACCCCTCATCAATGGTGTTAACGACTGGTGAACCATCAGCGTTCCATAAAGGACAATGTTCTCTTACAACAAATGATGGTTTAAAATCAAAATCAAAGAACCAAGTTTGTAACACATCAATTTCAAAATATACGTAAGTTGTGTTACTTGATTTTCTTGTTAATTTTGTAACAAAAGCATAAAACCATTTATTATTGTATTGATCATTCTGAAACATCATATAACTAACATCACGTAGCTCGTCAATACTTGCATCTGTTGAAACATAAGTCTTTCCATCATTTTCAACGAATGTAACTTCTGTCATAGTGTGAACCGTTGGTCTGCCACTAAAATAACTTTGTTGTTCACTTATATCACTATGCCATCTTGTTGCTTTATAATCATTAGAAAAGGGAACGCCTTTTTTAAAAAAGACGTTGCTCCCACTTACTGGTACGACTGCCATTTTAGACGTTCCTCCTTAAATAATATTCACTAGGGTGTAGTAACTGTCACTTTAGCTGTATCAGTTACATCAACACCATTAACTTTACCTTTATATGTAATTGTTAACTTGTCTACTCCCGCTTCTTCCGTAGCATCAACTGTTAATAATCCACTAGTTGAAATTGTAGTACCTGCTTTTGTGTTTCCTGCAACTTCCCAAGTAATATCAGTAGCTGATGCAGGGTCAGTTGAAGCTGTAAATTGTTGTGTTTCTCCTGCTTTTACACTAGCCGTTTTTGGTGAAACTGTTGCCGTCGGCGGTTGCGGTGTAGGAACATCCGCTGTACTAAATACAACTGCATTTTCTAATGTTGAACATGAAAGAGTCTGCCAAATATGGTAGAAATAATTCCAATATAAACCCTTCGCATTGTAAACATTTGTCATTTCAATGTTATTGTCATAACACATAAACCAATCAGCATCAACAAGCACAGCTTGAATTGCAGGGTCTTCGAACTCATCAATAACTGTTACAGCTCCCATGAATTCCGCTTTACCCATATTAAATGCAGCTGCTAAAACTTCTACATCGATTTCCGCTTCCGTATCAGCGGTAATAAATAAATGTAAACCATCAATTTCAGAACGTGTATGTACCCCAGTATGATTGTATTTACGAGAACCCATTCCAAGTGTTAACTTACGAGCCATTGCACGAATACTTTTAACTAATTTTTTACCCGTCGCTTCATCTGTAGGTACTTCAACTTTTACATGATGGAAGTATCCTTTTGCGTAAAACTCATCAATAAGTTTTCTCATGTATAGGTACTCATCAACTTCTGCCGAGTTATAAAGTGCTTCAAAAATACCAGTAACAAAGTTATCTAAATTCTGATAAGAAACAAACGCCGCTTTTAATTCAGCTTGAGATACAGTTTGCTCATAGAAGTCTTCTCGGTTACGTTGATGGAAGAATGCTTTCGTGTCAGGAATCTCACGTTTGTAAAGAGTTGATTCTGCATCAGATGGATCAAACTTTTTCGCTTTTGTGATATCTGTATACCATGTATTCTGTTAACCTCGCTACAGTTAACACGTTCTCTTATGAACTGCTATATGTCACCATATAGAGTAGACTATCTCTTCATAATTTTTTAAATTATGTTCCCCGTTTCCATCCGCTTGGATGTACGTCTTTCAACTAGTCGTTACACGTTCCCTTCGAAGGGCTTCGCTCGGTATTGTCTCTTTTGAGATGTTCACCGAATTAGAGGAATTTAGAGAGACCCATTATGTTAAATCTCTTCAATTGTATATCCTAAAGGCATAGTTCCCTTTTTAAATTTTCCAAGTGGATTGTTTAAAGATTTGTGTTTAATTACAACTAGCCCAATACGGTCAACTAATTGATTTAAAAAATCATTACGATGTTGAGGTAACGAGTTAATACCGATACCAACTTCACCAATATTTCTTTCATCTGCAACTGGAACCGCCATTGCATACGCTCCACCTAATTCATTTCGAATCATGTTTAATGTGTCTGCCGTTGTTTCAGCGCCGAGCAAACTATTAACATCATTCATATTAATTTTAGCCATTTCATTTCCTCTTTTCTTATTAAGTTATTTATCTGAAATAAGATTGATATCTTACTACATTCATTATTATATCTAGCAACGCTCCTATAATCATTTGCTCTTTCTCGAATCTCTTTACATAAATTAAAATTTATTTCAATAGATTCAATCAATCACTTTTGATTATAAACAGTCGCTTTTGCTTTTAGGTTAATTATTTTCCTAATAAAGCATCGCTTAAAGTACGTTCTTTTTTCTCTTTTTCTTTCTCTTGTTCTTTTTGTTGCTCTTCTGATTGTGATTGAGAAGTTACTTTATTAAACCAATGCGCATTCGACTCACGTAGTTTTGTGTTAGAAGTCATCAAGTCTTCATTTAATTTCACTGTTTTTTCATAGTTGGTATCATATACCGCATAATCTTCTGAAATAGAATCCACAATTTCACTCACACGTTTTTCATCTGCCGAACCTTTCAAAAGTTCCTGTAACATTTCGTTTCTTTGTTCTTTTGTTAATTTCAATATACTCAATCCTTTCTTAGGTTTTAAGTCTCATTAGACTTATTATGTAAGTCGTTTCTGACTTATATTTATATACTAAACTATGATTCAACAAATTGCAACATTTATTTCTTGACGAACTAATAGATTTTATGATACAATTTAAGGTTATTTATTTTCTTTCTATTATATGTGCTAGAAATTTGTCTTTTAATGCTTATCTTTTTATCTTTCATCTTTTCTATTTTCCCTATATAATAGAAGAAAGTAGTTAGGG